TCAGAGCTCCCTTCAAAATGGTTAAGGATGCTTCGAAGGAGGATCAGATCAAACAGTCTGAGATTGTTGCTGCTTGCGAATCACTGGGTATTACTCCTGAACTGTTCAAGGAAGCTTATGAGCATCATGTTGCTGGATTCCACTATGAGGTACTTACTTCGGCAGGGCCTAACGGGCAGTCTACTTGGACGGCTCACTCCGATGTGCGTGCTTGGGCCAAAGAACCAGATATCTTTACTCAACTAACTACTTTCCTTCAGGAGTCTGGCATGACGTTCATCTTGGACGACATGGAAGGGACACTGAGATTGCCGGATTCAGATATACAGTTACAGCGATTCCCGTATCTGGGCCGGTTGTCTGTCATCGAAGAATGGGGTGGTAAGGCAAGAGTGGTTGCTGCTTTAGATTACTGGTCTCAGATGGCTCTAACACCTTTACATAATACAATAAACTCATTTTTGAAAGAGCTTCCGGCGGATGGTTCTTTCAACCAGGATGCTATTATTCGAAGAGTGAAAGAGTGGACCTCAAATGATAAAGTCCCTTTAAACTGTTATGACCTTTCGGCTGCTACCGACCGAATACCTGTGTCTCTTCAGGCACAGATATTGTCACATCTGATGTCGTCTACTTCATTCGGTACCGCTTGGCAACGTATGTTAACTGATAGACCTTACCTAACCACAGATGGTATGCTATATAGATATGCTGTTGGGCAGCCAATGGGGGCAAGATCCTCTTTCCCTATGTTAGCCTTAGTCCATCATGTCATAATTCAGGTTGCTGCTAATCGTGCCAAGTTAGTCGATTTCGATGCTTATGGTATTATCGGAGATGACTCAGCTATTACAACTACTGAGGTTGGCGACAACTACAGAAAGATAATGGCTGCTCATGGTGTTGCTATCAACTTTAACAAATCTATTGAGCACATACAAGGGGCGTTACCAGCCGCTGAAATATGTAAGATAGTGTATGTCGATGGTCACCAGGTCTCGAATATACCTGTGAAGTTGATATGTAAGACAATCCGTGACGGTAAACTTGCTACCCAGTTACAGAACGAAATGGTTAGACGTGGTCATGATCTTAATTCTAAGACTTTCTGGCAGTTTATGGCTACCATATTAGACAAAGAATCACTAGCTTATCACATTAAATTGAATCTGATGCCACTCTCTGTATCAGGGCTGTCAGCCCAGATCGCCG